AAATTAGTATCTTTCATACCAGACTTTTCCATTATTTCTAGTATTGTCATTATGTAGCAGCTCTTTCTTCCTGTCTCTGAGTTTGTTGCTGTGGAGGTGGAGCATTTAAACTACCACTCGTAGCTTGGAACTCACTAGTAAATCTTTGATAGAAATCTTGTGATTGAGCCTGGTACATAGTTGCTACTTCAAAGTCTTCCTCAACATTAGCTAAGTCAGATTTTCTTTTAGCATCTAATGAAGCTGCATATAATAATGCAATGTGCTCAAATTCTACCAGTACCCATTCAGATATATTTGCATCTATGACTGGCGGAGATGCATATATTATAATACCTTTATCACCTTCTCCTGCAGCAACCGTAATTCCTGTCCCAAAGAGATCATCATAAGGCAGAGCATCTGATGCGTGAGCATTATAATCAGGGTCTGGCTTAATGAATATTTTGTCAGCTAGTCGATAATATTTAGGGAACATTTTACTAGCTCTTAGTATACTATCTTTTTCATCAAATGCATAAGCTGAATTATCTGGCACTTCGCTAGCTATTCGCCTTTTAGCACCTTGGAACCTGTAGACAGCAATGATCTTGTCGTATGCAGTTCCTGACCCATTACCTATCACTACACTACCATCTGCATCCTTACCTTGTATAGTCTCCTCAGATGCTATACTCCATAAAAACTTTTCAGGCAGAGAAGCTACTAAAAACTTACTGGCCTGATTTAAAAATTCTACCAGTACTCTTGACTTACTGTCGTAGCCTGTTAGATTATTTACTTTTTCCCAAATCTTCATTTCTTAAACCCTGTATTTAGAAAAAGTGCACCCGCCCCGCAAAAAGGAGGGGAAACGAGGCAGGTACACATTTTATCTTTATATCAAGATATTAAACTTGAACTTCAGATTATTTCCACAGAACGTGTGATTCTGGCATGGACCATTCGTATCCAGCTTCAGTAAGAATCATGTCAACACGCTTGTCAACACCGCTATTAGCAAGGTCTTGTACTCCAACATATATTGAAGTATCACGGTTCACACCGTTACCTACTAATGGACGATATTTAACATATCGCATGTTAATACCAAGAATCTTAATGTCTGAACTGTCTAAATGTACGTTACGTACTACATTCATATCTCCATAAGGAGTTGAAATAACAGTTAGATCAACACCAAACACTTTACGTTTTCCGCTTACTGCAAAGTCGGCTCTTCCTAAAGATGCTCCTGTCGAACCAGCGGCGCCACCTGCGCTTGCTGTCGAACCATCGTATCCACCAGGTTGAACATTTGCAACATTATTAGCAAAATATCCACTTAGCTTGTGTAGCCAGTTGTACGTTGCAGTGTCACAAAAGAACACTGTTGCGTTTGAGTTATTGTAACGTGGGTCTAAGAACTTAGACATATCTTCTAAGAAATCATCTTGTGTCTTACTTGCAATAGCAAGATCAAAGATATTTCCATAGTTTAAGATATAATCTACAGCACCTTGAGTATACCAATACTCTTTGGAACTGATTGTTGCTTTACTCTGACTTCCAAACAATGAAGCTTGCTCGATGTCCCATTTGTGAGCAATTAAATGCTCACGCCAGATTCTTGCAAACTCATTAGGTTCATACTTCAGTACGGTTGCACGGGCTTTGTTAGTCATTCCGAATTCATCTCTGAATGTCTGAACAAGTCCAGAACCTGTACTGTAAGGTTGGTCATCCCAACTTGCGCCAAGAAGACTCGAACCTTCTTCGTATGAAGTACCAACGATATGACACTGCATTGCAGCTAAGTCAGCTGGTCCAGAAGTTTTGGACATAGCTGGTGTTGCCAATGTACCTGCAGCTGAAAATGAAGTAAGTTCTGTCATACCATCGGCAGCTTCACGAATGCAAACTCCGCTTAACTGTACACATTCCTTACTAGCTATATCAGCTTGAGCATCATCTACTCCAGTAACATGCATCAGAATATAATCCTGAGGCACTCCGTAGTTGCTTGTATCAGATACAGGGATTCTTAACACTTGATTCTCTAAAAAGAATCGAGGTCTAGTCCCAGTTGATCCAACAGTTATTGCGTTACCAATACGACTACCTATGTTACCAGCTGATTTAAAATCAGCGGATACATAAAGTTTTAAAGCATCTCCAACTGTAACTGCTGAATCTGAAGTGTCTACTAATGTGGCATCATCTGTTACATCAGTGCCACTGTTAAAACCAATGACATAGCCATACCGTTTATGAAAAGATTGTCTCTTTTCAGTAAACTTGAATTCTGGATCGTCAGTAGGAGACTTTGAAATTTTAGAGACTAATCTAAAAAATGGGTCTTGAGCTATTGCTAACTCTGACACCATAGAGCCAAAGTTGTATCTCCGTCTGAGGTCACCAGTACTTAACGCTGAGCCTGATAAGCCAGCAGCGTTTTCGTCCCATCCTGACTGTCCAGCCAAAGGATGTGGATAGGTTGTTAAAGCCATTTCTGACCTCCTATATTATTTTAACCTAGTAACTCGTTTAGCGGGGCTTCACTACCTTTGATGAAGTCAAAGACTTTTTCGTCTGGTGTTAATTCAACAGCAGGAGCATCACCAGCCGTGCTAACACTTCTTGGTTTTTTACGAACATTTTTCATCTGTTCCATAACCTCGTCTTGTGCACTTCTGGTAATGTTATCTTCTTTGTTTTGACGGTTCTTTAGATAATAAACATCATCCAAAGTAAGCTTATTTGACTTAGCAAATTGCATTAACTCGCTAAACTCAGAATCGTCCATTTGGTAACGAGACTTAAAACTTTGCTCGTCTGATACTCGCTTTGCTTCTTGCATTTGGCCATTAGCATGCTGAGATAATCTCTTTTGGACAATACCATCAACAGTTGCTTGTAGCACTTTCGCAGAATCAGAGCCAGTATCACTAATGGCTTCATCTGGATCAAATATAAACTCCTCGTCAAGACCGAGTTGTTCTTTAACGTTCACAGGTGTTTTACCCCCACCCTCAAAATAACCACGAACATGTGTGATTAAATTAGGGTCTTCTCTCATAGCATCAAGAATTGGTGCATAAGGCTCAAGTTCTGTCAATCGAGTGTTAAGCCGACGTGCTTCAGAGCTAGAATCTGAGTACCTTTTCTTGTAGTTGTGCTTGTCTATGCTGTCAGGGCTCCCTTGCTGAGAGGTTACCTCTTTACCCGCCCCAATACTTTGCGGGTTCATTTCAACAGTCTCTACTTGTTCGTTACTGCCATCATTATCAAGAATATCATGATTGATCTCTGAGTCTAATGCAGTAAAGAAATCATCCGAGCTATCAAAAATAGAGTCAACACCTGTTGAGTTATCTGCTTGAATTTGCTCTTCCATTTTAATCTCCTGTTAAATTATTATAAATAGTGTATGTAAGTCAACAACTTTATTCATTTTTTTTGCTATTATCTTTTCTCTGATTTCGCAATAGCTTTTGCTGTGCTTTAGTCTCGTAAACATCTTTTCTGATGTCCGCTTCAGCGGCTGATACTCGACCTTTAATCCCAGCTTGAACAAGTTGTCTTTGTAATGTTTGGACGTTTGCGTCTTTCATATCCAATTCTTCTTTCATCTGCTCCACTTGTTGTTGCAACTGTGCATATAAACTTTTTCTTTCTACTATTTCTTCTTTGTTCCTAATGTCTGTTTCACCTAACATAGCGATGTCATCGATAAGACCTGCCTGGAACCATTTAAAATATTCTTCTATCAAAGCCCATCTATTAACAGGCATAGTAGAGCCGCCAACATATCTAACATCAAACTTAGATGAAGCATAATCATTCCATTTGCCTATAACATCACCAAAGTCATTATATAATGGAACATTAATCCTAGATGAACTTTCTTCATTACTATCATCAGCTTGAGGTTGTACTATTCTAAATACCTTCTGAGCTTGATATGTATCTTGGGCTGTTTCTGCAAATACAGAACCTAAATGCTCTAAAGAAGGCTCAATCATAGTTTGTAACCATGCTTTAATCCTTCGAGTACCATGCTCGTCAACTGCTAACATACCTCTGTACGTTTCATGCTGGGATGAAGTATCTCCTTGCATAGCTGAATATATACCAGACATATATTCTATATCAGATTTACCCTGTTGTGTGATGGTATAAAAAGCATTATTTATAGCCATTGGTTGTATAGGTGTTGGAGATTCAAATCCTTGCCTATACTTTAAAAGAGCCCCAGGGGCTGATGAATATTTCTCCCACTCTTCCTCATCAATACTACCTTCTTGGTATGCCCATCTTAAATTAGATGATAAATTAGCATTATGTAACATGATCTGGTGAGCTTTATTAATCTCTTGTTGTTTGCCAACTAACGGGGTCACAGCACTCATTGGATACGGAGAACCAGTATATGTATAACAAATTGGGACTAATGGATATTCAGTATTAGCTAAATAATATTCATACAATAAAGTATCACCAATAACACAGCAAACTTTTATTCTAGTATCATAAAATCTAACAGCATCTACAATACTTGGACCCATTTGGCTAGATGCTTTCGTTAGTAAATATTCTTTCTCAGACATAACTATTGTTTCTGTCTTAGACAAATGCTCATCCAAATTAGCATATAATTCTTGAGCGTAAGATTCAATATCATCAGATACAGCTTGTTGCATTTTCTCCATTTCTAAC